ATCCCAGATGAAGTCCCTTTCAGACTCTAAGGTAGCGCCATTAAGGAAGGTGCTCTTGCCATCAATTAGATATTCAATTTTGTCGTTTACATCTTCAACCGATGGAACTCCAAGATTAGCTCTGGCTTGTGCAGTATTCTCAAGTTCGGATAGGTTATTTTTAGATCTCAAGAAGTGGGTAACCGGCAATCGCTGATCTGTTTCGTTCTGGTTAACTAGCAGTACTGCAGTATCAGTCGTATCTGTTGCTTCAGGTAGTTGGGTTAGTTTTACTTTTTGTTCTGCCATTATGCGGTCCTATACCAGCCAGCGAGTTTAATAAATGAGTTGGTTATATTTGCTTGAGCTCCAGAACCTGATGATCCTGTGTTTCCTTTCACATCATGGATATGAGCGCCAATGTCTACCTGATGTGCATGATCGCCAGCCGAAGCAGTATTCTGGCTGCCCCAAGTACCAGTAGAGCCACCTGATACAGCTCGGTTATTAGGGTTAAGCAACATAATGTTTTGCATTGAATGAACGTGGGCACCAGCGTTACGTGTAGGCTTTGAGCCATAATCAAACTGGCTGGTTTTCAGGTCTATTGGGTGAGAGTGTTGGGGTAGGTTAGCCTCAGTAAGCGTCAGATTGTCGCTACCACCTGTCTGTAGAACGTCGCTGCCTGTCGCATTTGCTAAGCGAATTGTTCTCCCGTTACCTGGCAATCTCGCCCACGTAGAGCCAGTCCATATTGTGTTTGGATTTACATCATTAGCGAACCATTCAACCTTACCGATTGGATAGCGCATGTTGAACATTGCGTTTAGCAATACTTCTACAGTGATAGAGCGATCATTCCCGCTCTGATTAATATGCAACAAGTCTCCTTCATCAGCGTTAGAGGCCGATGAAAGGTCTGTTAGGTACTTAAGTGTAATATCGGCCATCAAGCCCCCTCAAGCGCTGCAATACGAGCATTTAGATCTGCTATCTGCGCGTACAGGTCATTAAGCAAGGTATTCAAATGATTGGCGGCTAACTTACTGCCGGCTGAAATGGAACCATCTGGCATACGAACCGGAGGAACGAATCCTTTATCAAGGATTTCATCTGGAATAGGCTCTTTATTTGACTGGCCGTCAGGGTAGGTAACATCGGTGTTAGCAAAAGAGGTTATAGCCATTAATTACTCACTTAGGCATCGCGCCACATAGCATTGTCCCTGTGACGCCATAGTCACGGGAAAAAATAAGAAGGTAGTCGTCGTCGGCTACGCCGAGATATGATCCGTTGACTTCAAGAACACCGGATACCGAGCCAGCAGCGTCAAGATAAGAGCCATTAATAAAAACCGAACCACGATTAAGGCCTAACGCAGTGTCATCGCCAACTTGCATTGCTGTATTGGCTCCAACCTGAAGCGCCTGCCCAGAGGAAATATCTATCCCAGCTAATGAAAATCCATTTAGACCGTAATCATGGGTCGAGTAAGCCCTCACCCCCGCAACGGAAGCGCGATCGACGATAGCGTTGATGTTTTCTGGTACGTATGGACCTGTTGCATGCACACTGAATGCCGCTGGTGATAATTCGACGAGCTCTACATCCGTACTTGAAGTGGTTGTCGCTGTTACGACCATTACGTTATCTGGCGTACCGCTAAATGCAGTGGCTAACTTTGCCTGCATAATGGCGCGTCTGTAGTCATCATCAGACCGACCATCGCGCCCAACATCTACGTATTCACCAAACCTATCCAACTCAATCCCATGCGCGTTATAGATGCTATACGTCAAATAAATGTACTTGGCTCTAGCTTCAATCTCAGGATGCTGTATCCCCACAGCAGCAAATAACGCAGGAACCTGATCTCCCTTCTTTAGCCAATTTGTCGGTCTTTCCCGTATTAAGGCGAGGAAATCTACATCAAGCCAATCAGACACCGGTGACCTCCACATTTGCAGTAGAGAATGATGCGAATGAATTTTCTGGAATCGAAATGTTTGTTTCTGCAAATGTCGTTCCGTCAGAGCTTACGGTTACAGTCATCTTTCCAATGCCTGTCGTATTAGCGTAGATATATCCGTAAATGCGCTGAGTGATCACATCATCGCCAAGCCCTAAAGTTGCGCCGTAAGCAACGACACCTTGCTTGATTGCATCGACAACGGCAGATGGTAATGGCTCTTCAGTATCAAGGAGCACCACATCAACCTTCACATAAATATCTATCTCAGTAGGACGTGAAAAATTGACGAGATGCGGCCTTTGGTAGCGGTCGTATACAGTAATTGAGATTGCTCCGTAGGTAGCAATTCCTGCACCTTTGTATTTCCAGATTGCATCAGCAATATCTTGCTCAAGCCCTCCTGATACGATGGTATGAATTGCCTTTGGCGGAATGCTCTCGACAGTGGACATCGTGTCGTTCTCAATGACCTTGGCTAGGGTAACGCCATTATCGCCTGCCATCTGAATTTGGCCGCTATCTGTGTTACGTCGAAGAGCAAAACGATTTAGGTAAATCTCATTATCAGTGGAATTGCTCTTGGAATGGTGATGTGTTTAGTGACTCATCGCTGACAGGACGTGTAACCCACTGGATGCCATTACCCGCAGCCCCAGCACAGGAGCAGAAATAGCGCCATCTCAGCGTAGAATGTATAATCCAAGGATGGAGGATCTATGAACGATAAGAGCAACAATCTCGAATTAACAGCTTATGAGCGCCACTTGAAAATGCTAAAGCGCTATAAAAAAATTCATAAGAAAATTAAAGTTGCCAATGCCTTAAGGTTTGAGGGTGGTACGGTTCTCTCTGTAGATACCGACAGAATTGGATTAAACAACAAACGTTGGCGCGGGCGAACTGCCGACTGAGGTGAGTATCAATTGCTATTTTCGTGTGATAGTGATTCGGCTTATTAGAAGGGAAGAAAAATTGGACTGGAATCATCAGGATTATATAGCTCTTGGATCAGCAGTGGGTACATTTGTCGCGGCGGTGGCTGCAGCGATAGCTGCTGGGCTGAGTTTCAAAAGCGCAAAAGAATCGAAAGAGTTCCAGATTCAAGCTGCACGTATCAGCTTAGAAAAGCAACTCTATGACCTTCTCCAGTCAGACGCTATTAGAGCGAATGACAATGTAAGGGGCATTCAGTCGCATGATTGGACTTTTAACCAAGTAGCTAATATCACATATGCTATAGAGTCAGCCAGAAAGCGAATTTTGGCAATGATGCCACCATTGGATGACGAGCAGATTTTAAGATTCAAATCATTCTTCAATGAACAACTTTCGCATGAAATTAAAACTGAAATGAAAGATATGACGGGTCCCCCCGATGCTTTATATAAATCAGGAGAAAATTGGCGTGATAGTTCTGATTTGGTAAATATTTTCGAAGAAAATAAAGATTTCTTTGGGTATGACTATGTAAGAGACTCTGATTTAGAAGACTAATTTAATGACAACTCACCCAACCTCGCTCCGGCGGGGTTTTTTATTGCCTAAATTTGGAGGATTTATGAGACATATCATTAAAGGCCATCCAGAGCGTACAGAAAGAGCGGCTATGAAAGCAGCTCTAAATCAGCATCAAGCCAAGTACGGCGATTATGGGCCAACGAAGAAAGGCGTCACGTACACAATCAAGGTTGGCGAAGAGAAATTCTTCATCGAGATTATCAACAGAGAAAAATCATATGTGGCTACATCGATGATGCGGCCGCGTGAGTTATCGAAGGTTTGGGGGAATGCAGCGTGAGTGAGTTTGCGAGCAATACGCCACTTGAGCACAAGGACAGATGGCAGACGCCGATAGAGGTATTTGCCGCGCTTGATTCTGAGTTTGGTTTCTATCTCGACGCGGCAGCAGACCACAGAAACGCCTTGTGTGGCAGATATCTGACAGAGAGCGATGATGCATTGAATAGCGAGTGGGAAAGTTACGGCGCCATATGGTGCAATCCTCCCTACTCCGCAATCACTCCGTGGGTAGAAAAGGCCTTCGAGCAGTGTAGAGCTCAAAGCCAGCCAGTTGTGATGCTACTCCCTGCAGATACGTCAACCGGTTGGTTTTCCCTGGCACTTGAGTCTGTCGATGAAGTCCGTCTAATCACCGGAGGCAGACTGGCATTCATCAACGCTGGCACCGGCAAGCCCGGTAAAAACGGAAACAGCAAAGGCAGCCTGTTATTCATCTGGCGCCCATTCATAAAACCACGTTGCCAATTTACGACAGCATCACGCGACGAACTGATCGCAATCGGAAGCAGCATTATGGCTAGAGTGAAAGCGGCATGACATGACAGCAGAACAAGACAACGCGATAAGAAATGTGGCGCGGCGATGCAACGAAGCAATGAAATCTGCAATAAAGTCCGCGCCAAAAAAAACCAACATCGACACAATCACCCGCCCCATTCTTCTCAGCCACTACGAAAAAATTGAACCTATGGGAATTTCATTCCTTAGGTTCCTTTGGGTTATTGGCGTTTTGAATGGGCAGTTTGAGGATAAATGATGGAGAAATTCAGTCTAAACCGCCACGAGGCCGCCGCCTTCATTGGGATAGATAAAGACACGCTAACTCAGTGGTGCCGGTCTGGGCGCATTGCATACACGAAGAAAAACCCTACGAAACCAAATTCCCCCTACATGTTCACTCGCACTGCATGCATTGCAGCGCTAAACAATCCGATCCAAACTGTGCCGGTGAGCGCGGTTGGTGCGACAGGAGAATCATTATGTCACTCTTCCGCCGAGGTGAAATATGGTACGGCAGCTACTCGACGCCAAGCGGCAAGCGAATTAAGGAATCACTTGGCACGAAGGACAAGCGCCAAGCGCAGGAGTTGCACGATAGAAGGAAGGCAGAGCTCTGGAGGATAGAGCGGTTAGGCGACTTTCCTGATGTGACCTTTGATGAGGCTTGCCTCAGATGGATAGAAGAGAAAGCCGATAAAAAGTCTCTTGATGATGACAAAAGCCGGATGGGATTCTGGCTAATGCATTTTGATGGGGTCAGGTTAAAAGATATTACAGAGGCCAAAATATATACGGCGATAAGCAAGATGACCAACCGGAGATATATGGCAAACTGGCTGGCTCAATCCACTGCGCTGGAAAAAAGAGGGAAAGAAGTTCCAGCGTTTTGTGATAAGCAGGTGTCTACATCAACAAAGGCCAAGCACCTTGCCTTGATGAAGTCTTTGCTTAGAGCGGCTGAGCGCGATTGGAAGTGGATAGAAAAAGCTCCAATTATAAAAGTACCGCAGGTTAGAAATAAGCGCGTACGCTGGCTGGAACCAGCTGAGGCGCAACGGCTAGTTAATGAATGCCCGGAGCCGTTAAAGTCTACGGTAATTTTTGCTCTCTCTACTGGCTTACGCCGATCCAATATTATCAACTTGGAATGGCAACAGATAGATATGCAAAGAAAGGTAGCTTGGATAAATCCTGAAGATAGCAAGTCTGGCAAGGCCATTGGTATAGCCTTAAATAATACTGCATGTAAGGTACTACGGAATCAACTTGGACAGCACCAGAAATGGGTATTTGTTCACACCGAAGCCAAAAAGCGATCAGATGGGACATTAACGCCAGCAGTGAGGAAAATGAGGGTTGATTCCAACTCTGCTTGGCGACTAGCACTTAAGCGGGCTGGGATAGAGAATTTTCGTTTTCACGACCTACGCCATACGTGGGCAAGTTGGCTGGTTCAGTCTGGAGTGCCGCTATCTATATTACAGGAGATGGGTGGTTGGGAGAGTATAGAAATGGTGAGACGCTATGCCCATCTAGCCCCGAACCATTTAACCGAGCACGCGAAGCAAATAGACGTCATTTTTAGCGATGATGTCCCAAATATGTCCCAGTTGGAAAATTTGGAGGTGATAGGATTTGATAAGTGA